GACCCTGGCTATCAAACAACGGATGATTTAGATTATGCCGTATATGCTTATGGTGGCGGTTTCTTCCAGTCCGTCCCAAGTACGGTTTCAAACGTGGCTATCACCACTAACGGAAATCAAGTACAGATTGGCTGGAACATTGCCAGTACAACTAACGTCTCAGGCTACGTTATTCTCAGAACACTAAATGGCGTTACAACGGCCGAGGACATCCCAAGTCCTTTCACTTTTTCCTATTTAGACACTAATTCAGGTTCGGCTTGGGCTGGCTCTACGACGGTGACTCCTTCATTAGGCGGCCCGTTTAGAATTGAAATGACTTGGGACGCACTAGCAGGAATGGATGGCTACCGAGTAATTATTTCCGACACTCAAAACAACTATAACTATAATTACTATATTGATGTTGCGACTAACGCGCTCAACTATGATGGGACGGCATCAAGTCCTGTCGCGGGATTCACTACAACACCTGCTGACTCATCAACTCTTGACATGGCTACTTGGACAGTCGGAGCGGCTTGGACTGTAGATCCTCCAACGCTGACAATTGTTAAAACAGGTAGTGGCACGACTACAGTCGAGCAAACATCTGCCAACATGGTGACTCCACTTGTTGTGGGTGAGTGGTATGAATTGTCTGCAAATTGGTCAGGCGTAGGAGGAATCACGATAACAATTGGTGGGGCAACTCTTGCGGCAGGGGCTGGGGTCTTTAAGAGAATTTTCCAAGCGACGAGTACCGCCGATCTTGTCGCAACACCAAGTTCGTCATCATCGGGTGGCGTTCTTTCCTCTATTAGCCTTAAGAAAATAACGGACGGGAAGTTAAATGCTTTTGGAAATACTAATTTCGAGGGTACAGTTAAAATTGGAGCAGGTGGCACCCCTTTAACAAATGTTCTTGCTGCATCGGCCACATTAGATTTTCCAAGCACATCATCCTATGAGGATTTAACTGTAACAGTTACAGGTGCAGCGGTGGGAGATGTTGTATCGGTAGGCGTTCCTAACGATTGTATGTTCTCCCACACTTGTTATTTTGGATGGGTGTCTGCTACCGATACAGTAACGGTTAGATTTTTAGTGGTTGCATCAGGACCACATAATCCTCCAAGTTCTACTTTTAAAGTATTGGTAACAAAATTCTAAGGAGACATATGGCTTTAATTCAAGAACCACAACAAGCACAACTTCCAACTGTACTAGATAGAATTATTGATGAGAATACTCATTGCCTCTCGGTTATGAAGGATACGGCTAAAGCAGTGTTTCAACTTCTCTGGCACTCAAGCGACAAAACTCCTCAGCAAGTTTGCGACATGATGGGCACCGATGCTGCTAAAGGATTTGAAGCTCACGCCAAGCTTCAAGAGTTAATTTATTTAATTGATCCAACGTGGGTTCCTTTAGTGCCTCCTGTTGGTTATACAGTTAACCAAAACGGCACTGTGACGATTGGGTAATTGGTATGAAGTTTGAGATTACATTAAAACAAATAGAAGAGAAAAAGAATGATTAAACTTGGCGATATAGTTCCTTTATCTGTTCAAATTTCTGACGGTAATAGTAAATTGAAAATAATGGCTAAAGTCATTAGCCCATCTAGCAATATACTGTTTGAAGGCCCACTTTCTCACCTTATGGATGGATTTTACGAGACAAAACAATTCGTGATGCCAGAAGTGGACTTCGTTATTGCTATATACAACGTAGAAAATAACAATGAATATTCAAATTCGTCAGAGACTTTCTATCGCTCCGAGGTAGAAGAAATATCTCGTGCGCTACTAGACGAACAGGCTGCCAAGTATGATAATTATTATCAGGGGATGGTTATCCAAGAAGAAAAGGATGACTTTCTAGAGGGGTATATAAGTGGAACCGTTGAAGCTTAGAGTATTAAATCAATTCGGCGTGTCACAACCTCTGGGAAATCCCGATGAGATTGAAGTTACGTTTCCTTACGAGTCGGACTCTCTTGTTAAACGTATGAGCTATGGCCATGTGAAGATTCTTAACGACAAAAAAGGCGAGATTGAAGTTTCGCTTTCTTCTTTTGACGTTCAGGGAATGACTGAAGGAAAGAATCAGAATTTTTCTGTTAAATTAATTCTTGGCGATAAATTTAAAACAGTAATGTTTGAGCGATCGCTTCATGTAGAAAAACAAATGGTAGATGGCGAAGAGAGAAAGGTTATCACTAGATGAAACCAGAAATTAAAACTTTCGAGTTTAAGGTTGAAGACGCTGATTCTAAAAAAGGAATCATACGCGGCTTTGCTTCGACATTTGGCAATATTGACTTTGGTGACGACGTTGTAGACGCTGGCGCTTTCAAAAAAACTATTCAGGAAACACGCGGGCTCGTGCCAATTCTTGCAGACCATGACCCATCTAAGCCAATCGGATGGAACGTTCGAGCTGAAGAAACTGAAAAAGGATTATTTGTCGAAGGGCAGATCAATTTAAAAACTCAGCTAGGTAAAGATCGTTACGAAATTGCACAACAGGCTCTTGAAGTTGGTGCCAAGATGGGGCTTTCGATTGGATATGGTGTCATTAAAGCCATGCCTGATAAAGAGCGTCCTGCTGTTCGTCGTTTAAAAGAAATTAAATTGTATGAATATTCGCTTGTAATCTTTCCTATGAATAATCAGGCAATGGTTACGGCTGCAAAATCATGGCAAGACGTTACTGCTACAAATATCGTTGACATGATTTTTGAAAAAGCAAATGCATTGGGCGTGTCGCCTGATGTTATCGCTGGCGCACTCCTTAAAAAACATGGAGCCGCGCCAGCAACTATCAAAGACGATCCGGCACTAGACCAATCGTTGGATAGATTCTTAAAAACATTAACCGAAGGGGTAAAATAAAATGAGTATTGAAACGAAAATGGACGCGATTGGATCTGCGTTCGAAGAATTTAAAAAACTTAATGACAAACGAATCAAAGAACTTGAGCAAAAAGGTTTTGAGACTGCTGAAACTAAATCAGCTGTTGAAAAAGCTAACGCTGACATCGACCGTTTGAGCCAAGAAGTTAAAGCTGCTCAAGCTGCTGTTCAGCGCGCTGGAACTGCTGGAACTGAATCAAAAGGCGGCCAGTCTGAAGAACAGAAACTTGCTAAACAAGCTTTCCGTAAATTCATGGCTAAAGGCGCTGAGAAACTTTCTGCTGAAGAAGTCAAAGCTCTTTCCGTTGGTTCCGATCCAGACGGTGGCTATTTGGTTCTCCCTGAAATGTCATCTGAGATTGTTAAAAAAGTTTACGAGTCGTCGCCTATGCGCCAACTTGCAAGCGTTGCCACGATCTCTAGTGACCAACTTGAAATCATCGAAGACCTTGACGAAGTTGACGCTTCGTGGGTTGGTGAATCTGCTGCTCGTTCTGAGACTGATACTGCTCAACTCAAGAAAATCGTTATCGCAGTTCATGAGCTTTATGCTAAACCTAAAGCTACTCAGAAATTGCTTGATGACGCTATGTTGAATGTTGAAGCTTGGCTCGCTGAGAAAGTTGCTGACAAATTTGCACGCAGCGAAGCTACTGCGTTCATGTCTGGTAACGGCGTTGGAAAACCCCGTGGTATCTTGAGTTATGCTGCTGGAACTTCGTTCCAACAAATCGAGCAAGTTGTTTCTGGTTCTGCTGCTGCTATCACTGCTGACGGACTTATCGGCCTTAGCTATTCGTTGAAAGCTGCTTACAAAGCTGGCGCTGCGTTCATGTTGAAACGTGCCTCTGTTGCTGAAGTTCGTAAATTGAAAGACGACCAGAAGCAATACCTCTGGCAGCCTTCTTTGCAACTTGGTCAACCTGACATGTTGTTAGGTTTCCCAATGTACGAAGCTGACGATATGGAAACTATCGCAGCTAACGCACTTCCTATCGCTTTCGGTAACTTCAAAGCTGGTTATCAAATTGTTGACCGTTTCGGTATCCGCGTTCTGCGCGATCCATTCAGCAGCAAGCCTAACGTCGAATTCTACACGACCAAACGTGTTGGTGGCGATGTTAAAAACTTTGAAGCTATCAAACTTCTCAAATGTTCTGTTTAATTAGGAGATAAAAATGAGCGTAATTAAAGACGTAAAAAATGAATTGAAATTGGTAAACTCTGTTTTGCCACTTCTTCGAACTGCTGACGTAAACGGTTCCTCTGTTGACACGCAAGATTCCATTGGCGTTGCACTTGTTGCACACATTGGAACAACTGGCGATACTCTCTCTGGTTCTGTTTACTTGGCTATGGAAGTTGAGCATTCGGATGACAACAGCACATGGGCTGATTGTGCTGATGCTGACATCGACGCTGCTGTTACTGGTGCAAACACTGGTACTTTTGCAGTGATTGATGCAAACGCAGAAGACGATGCTATCTACAAGTGCAACTATATCGGTTCGAAGCGATATGTGCGCGTTGTAGGTAACTTGGTTGGAACACACACGAACGGCATTACTTTTGCCGCTCATGCTGTGCTCCTTCCTGCTCACCTTCCTGCTACCTAGTACCTGGGGGATGGCTAGGGGGATTGGTAGCAATACCGTCCCTCTAGTATTTTATGTTAATTAGAATGAAAAAAACTTTCTTCGAAAACGGAGAATGGCTTTATGCAGGTTTAGAGTATGATCTACCTGATGACGTGGCCAAAGATTTTACTGGCTCTTTTTTAGCTGACGCTATTCAGGAGCCGGCTTTTAATAAAAGTTTAGGTGGGGTAAATAATGCAAGCGTTAAAGTTAATAAGCGCTCCAGGGGCCGACCCCGTAAGTCTAAGTGAGTTAAAAACTTATTTGCGTATCGACGGAAGCTCAGATGATACGATGTTAACGAATTTTATCAGTGCGGCAACTCGCACTGTTGAGTCTTTTTTAAATAGAAAACTTATTACTCAGACTTGGGACATGTGGGAAGATAACTTTCCTTCTGAGTTTAAAATTGATGCGTTAAAAGATGGCGTTCAAGAAGGTAAATTATCCGAATATATTTCAGTTAAAAAGGTAATTCAGATTCCATTTTTCCCTCTGCAATCGGTTACATATCTAAAAACATATAATGACGACGGCACCGATTACACGATGACTAATACGGATTATATTGTAGACACTGTTTCCGAGCCTGGAAGATTGTCGCTTAAGAATGACAGGACATGGCCGACTACTTTTTTACGTCCTATAAACGGAATTCAGATTAGATTTGTTTGTGGATATGGAGCGGCTGGAAGCGATGTTCCAAAAGCGATTACTCAGGCGATTATGGAACTTGCTGGGAAATTTTATTCTTCTCGTGGCTGTGATGATAGTTCTATCCCTAGTGCCACTATGGCTATACTTTCTCCATACAGGATTATGAGAATTTGATGGGATGCTGTGAGTATACGCCTTCAGATTTGCGTCACAGGATTGTGATACAGACAATTACTCTTACGCCTAATGATTCCGGTGGGCAGGCTGAGGCATGGACTACGTTTGCCACTGTATGGGCAAAGATTACTCCAAAGAATGTTAAAGAAATTAATTTTGCACAGCGTATAGAACCCCGTGTAGATCATGAGATTGCCATTCGGTATATTGCAGGGATTGACGCTAAAATGCGTATTAGTTTTGACTCTAGGATTTTCGAGATAAAGTCGATTATCATAGTTAATGAAATAAAAGAATGGGTAAAGATTTTAGCAACTGAAAGGTCTGGGACTTAATGAGTTTTTCAGTATCTTTTAAGCCTTTGAATCTTGAGAAAATTATTAAGCAATTAGACAAGGTTCCTGAAAAACAGGATAAGGCTTTATTACAGGCTCTTGGCACGAGTGTTTTAATGATTCACGGTGACGCTGTTAAATCTATTTACGCGCATGAATCTAAGGGCGTAACTTATACTCGTGGGTCTATTGAGCATACGGCATCTAAGCCAGGATTCCCCCCAAACTCAGACACGGGCACGCTCGCTAGAAGTGTTAGATGGGATTTAGACAGCTCAAAAAATCAGGGCGTAGTTGGCACTAATTTAAAATACGGAGCATGGCTTGAATTCGGAACTAAGGACATGGAGCCTCGCCCGTGGCTTCTTCCTGCTTATGTTAAAAATTTAAAAAACATTATTTCTAATTTCCAAGATGCTGTTAAAAAGGCTTTAAAATGACCGACGGTAGATTACTTTTGCAGAAGGCCATTTACTCACGCCTTACTGGTAACGCGGCGTTAATGGCCAAACTCACAGGCGTATTTGATTTTATCCCACAGAACCAAGCTTATCCTTTTGTACAGATAGGAGAGATGGATTTTGCGCCGTGGGATACACATACTTTTGACGGTTTTAATGCCACGATTACGATTAATTTGTGGGCTAGACCTGGAAGCCGAGGCCGCGCCTCACTTCATGACATCCAGAACGATATTTATAATTTATTGCATAGGTATATTTTATCGGTAAGTGGGTTTACCGTAGTATCTATGCGCTTTGATTTTTCTAACATTGTTGTAGATCCTGATTCGGTAACGTATCATGGCATACAAAGATTTAAACTTCTCATGGGAGGCAACTAAAAATGGCACAAACACAAACTGCACAGGGCGGAAAAGATTTTCTTCTTAAAGTAGGAAATGGTCTTTCTGGCGCTGTAACTTTTCAAAATACTGGTGACACTGTAACTAAAACGGCTCACGGATTGGTAGCTGGCGACATCGTTCGTTTCTCGGCTGTAACTGGACCTACTTTGCCAGCGATTAACACGAACTATTATGTCATCACCCCACTCGCTAACACCTTTCAGTTATCTTTGACTGAAGGCGGAGCAGCTATCGTTATCGACGTTGACGGCACCGGAACCGCCGTAGAATATTTTCGTACTGTAGCTGGTCTACGCTCTACCTCATTCTCGTTTGAAGGTGAAGCGATCGACATCACGAACCAAGACTCTAGCCAATGGAAAGAGATCCTTGACCAAGCTGGTATTCGTGGAGTTTCACTTTCTGGCGAAGGCGTATTTAAAGACGAGTTCACATTTAAAAAAGCTCGCACCATTGCACTTGGTCAGTATCTTAAAAACTGGCAAGTATGCGTTAACACTTCTGGCGACTATTGGAGTGGTTGCTTTAAGCTGACTTCTATGGAACAATCCGGCGAGTATAATGCAGAAAGCACGTACTCACTCAGCCTAGAGTCGAGCGGCGCTATCTCATACACTGAGGTATAATGGCTAATCAGTTCCGAGATGAAATGGAAATCACGGTCGGGGAAGAGACGTTTCTTCTCCGACCTTCTTTTGAGGGATTGCTTGAGATTGAAGACAAGGCCCGTTGCGGCCTTCTCGAATTGATGCAACAAATCTCTAATGGGAAGATTACAGCACGCCAAACTGTTGCAATTATTTACGGTGGCGTTGTTGGCGCTGGTACTAAAATTTCTTTTGATGATTTAGGCGAGAAATGCCTGCAACATGGGATGCCTGAAATCAGCGGAAAAGCCGCCATGTTTTTGGCGAAAATTGTTAGTGCGCGTCAAAAAAAAACAAATCTAAAAGCCGACAAGTAATATCTGCTGATTTTTCTCCGGCAAAAATGCCTTGGAAGGATTACTTTCAGATGGCAACTGTTGGGCTATTGATACAGCCAAGTGAATTTTGGAAACTGACCATTCCAGAATTCTGGGCAATGTATGATTTAAAATTTGCGCACGTTCCCGAAAAGATAACAAGAGACGATTTGTTTGATATGATGGACAAATATCCTGATGCTTAGGGGGAGTTGATGGCGAATTTAGAAGAGTTAGTAATTCAGCTTTCGGCTGACACAAAAGCCCTACAAGCAGATATGAAATCTGCTGTTCAAATAATGGGCAAATCAACTGACCAAATGGCAAAGGCAGTTGAGGGATTCGCAAAAGACGGCGCTAAATCTACTTCATTTTTCCAAAACGCAATGGCAACTATGACTGGATATATTTCCGGTCAAGCTGTTATCGGCGCTCTTAATACTTTAAAAGACGCTTTAATCGGCGTCGTTAAAGATGGTATCGAAGGCGCAATCGAAGCTCAAGAAGCGTATGTATCGTTTGCAAATGCGCTCGTTCGAGCTGGCACAGATGGAAATAACGCCGCTCAAAATTTTAGAGATTTTGCAGATGAGATGCAAAACCTTACCGGCATTACGGCAGAATCTACTTTATCAGTTGGCAAACTTTTAACTAGCTTAACTGGATTAAGTGGCGATGAATTACAGAACGCCACAAAATCAATTATGGATTTGTCCATCGTCATGGGTATTGACATGGACACAGCCGCCCGCATGTTTGCAAAAAGCGTTAACGGAAGCGGCGAAGCATTCAAAAAATTCGGCATCGAAGTAGAAGACGGATCAGACAAGGCCGAAAGAACTGCGAATACAATTGATGCTCTAAACGCTCGTTTTGGCGGATCAGCTCAGGCACAGGCTAAAACATACGCTGGTGCTTTAAAAATTGTTAAGCAATCTTTTGGTGAAGTAACTGAAGAAGTCGGAAACGCGATTGTAGAAAACAAAGCAATTCTTGCCGTTATGCAGGAGGTTTCTAAAATATTTCTAGGAATGTCTGGAGACTTAGGTAAAAATTCAGACGGAATAAAAGTATTTTTAGGACAAGCGACGAAAGCAATTTTTGATTTTGGCGTTGCTGCAATTGAAGTCGTAGAATTTATCAAACCTGTATGGGACGGATTGGGCCACATATTTAAGCAGGTGGCCGCGTCTATTGCTTCAGCTCTTATTTTATCCACTCAAGGTTTTACTGCATATAAAGAAGCAAATAAAAGTCTTGAGGCTGAACTTGCTGAAGATTGGAATAACATAGGGAAAGCTTCAGAGACGCTTTCAGCAGTAAAGAAAAATTTTGAAGCTTTGGCGGTTGTTGCCGGATCTGCAACGGAAGACATGAAGCGCGGCGGAGATGTAACAACTGAGGCAATAAATAAAACTGCTACGTCTGCCGCAAAACTTCCACGAGTATTAACTGAAGCTCAATCGGCAATGCAAGAATGGGCAATGACTCAGGCAGGAATGGCTGACTCTGCTGGTGAAATTTACGAATTAGAATTAGCATCATTACAAGCAAATTTTGATGCAAAGTTAATTAGTGAGCAGGAATATTTAGATCAAAAAGAAGCAATGCTTCTACAAAACATAGCAAATGAAAGTGCGATGTTGGATTCTGCTGCTGCTCAGGGATTAATCAAAGGCCAGGAATTAGCCAATGCAAGATTAGCTATCGACATGAAGGCTAATCAGGAACAAATTGCAATGTACGCTCAGAGAATGAAATCTCAAGAGACAATGGACAAAGAGCGTGAAGCTAATTTCAAATCCACTCTTGGAACGATTGCAGGGCTTGCATCTTCGAATAGTAAAACATTGGCTGCTATCGGCAAGGCGGCGGCCATTAGTCAAGCCACAATAGACGGCTACGCTGCTGTTCAAAAAGCTTTAGCGTCTGCACCTCCTCCGTTTAACTTCGCGTTAGCTGCGGCTGTAGGAGCTGCAACGGCTGGAAACATTGCCAAGATTGTCGGCACTCCACTCGCAACTGGTATCGACGAGGTTCCAGGATCTGGCTTTAAAGATAATTTCCCAGCCGTATTGGCACCAGGTGAGCGAGTTGTCCCTCGTGAAACTAACCAAGACTTAACTCGTTTTCTTGAGATGCAAGGCGGTCAAAAGGGCGCTCAGATAAATGTAAATGTAACGATGAACGATATATTTACTTCTGATCCGCGTGAGATGGGAATGAAGATAATCGAGACAATTAACGAAGCCGCACAAGCTAATGGCATCCAGATTTTGGGGTCGACAATAAGATGAGTTTAACAACCTTTTCAAAATTCTATTTCGGTCACACAATAACATCTATAAACAATGCAATTGATTTTGATGAGGGTGGTTCAGAGCTTCAAGCCACCGTGGCAAATGGCGATTACACTTTAACTGAGTTTTTAGTTGCGATTAAGACTGCCATGGATGCGGTCGGGGCGCTTACTTATACGGTTTCGGTAAATAGGGCTACGCGCTTTATTACTATATCAGCAGGAAGCAATTTTACCCTTCGTTGCAACACTGGTTCGCGTTCTGGATCTAGTGCATACGGGCTTATGGGATTTGATACGGCATCAAATAAAACAGGTGCCTCTACCTACACTGGCACGATTGCCTCTGGATCTGAGTATAAGCCTCAATCTTTATTAATTGAACATATCGCGTCAGAAGATTGGCTAGAAAAAAACGATGCTGTAGTTAATGAAT